CTTTCGATGGGCGCGCCGTACCAGGTCTTATTCATCATCATTTGCATAATCGGCGCGAAGATCGGGGAGCCATACGGGTTTACAGCGCTCACCAGGGAATCGCGCTTTTGGTTGAGGAAGTCGCCAGCGCCATAGGATACGAACGCGTCCCAACTTCCTTCCTTCTGCAATGCCTCTATGAATGCGCGCCCGATGGTGTCACCGATAACCGGGATCGGCCCCTTGGGTTTCGGAATCTTGATAAACCTTTCGGTATCGCCACCGCGCCCGGATGCCCACAGCTTCGGGATAATGTAGTTGTCCTCTTTCACGTTCTCCGCCATGAGATCATAGGCTTCTTTGTCATCGCCGCCCAGCGCCGCGTACATCAACGTTTGAGCAACCGGCACCATCGCAAAGAGAACCGTTGCCTTGATCGCCTTCGATGCAAAGGCCCTCCGGTCAAAGCGTGCCTCTTTCGCCATCCGATACCAGGAGTACGTGCCCTGGATGCCTGCGTTCATGAAGGCAAACACCTTCCCGGCGTTGTGCATCCATTCGCTATTACCGGCGCGCCTGAAATCCGTCGTAACGTTGGTGCTGGCGTACATAGCCGCCGATGCGTCGCCGGTCCGGTTGTACGTCCTGGAGAATTCCGCGTACCGCTGGCTTCCTTCAACCACGTTGTTAAACGCGTTGATGGTTTCTTTCAGCCTTGCGCCGGTTGCGTGGAGTGCGTCAGCGCCGCCTTGCACCCGCTCTTTGAACGACGCGCCTTGCGTCATTCTGCGGAGAGAATCCGTGAAGTAATGGCCGTACAGCGTGCGTTCCATGTGCTGCACCCCTTCGCGGCCCTGCGGGGCAATGCTAGAATCTCCACCGCCCATCGCATAGTAAGCGCCCAGCATATCCGATACATGCCCGGTCTGCGCGCGGGAAAGCTCATACAGCGCTTTAACCCACTGCCCGGCAAACGTGAATGGGTTGGCGTTGCTGCCCTTCGTGTACGCTTCCGCATAGTCACGCATGGCGTTCGACAGTGCAAAGAAGGGGTTGGACATGGTGGTGAGTTGCTTAAACACGCCCGTCATGGTCCCGACAACTTGCCAAATCTTCTTGTCCTCTTTTGTCGTTTGGTTCAGCAGCGCGTCATACAGCAGTTTGTCCATCACCTGATAATGGTACACAATGCCGTTTTCGTCGATCACGCGGAGCAGTTCATCATTGGCGTTGCCGTTGATCTTGGCGCTGCTTTCCGGAACCTGTCGAATCCAGTTCCCCAGCCCATCCGGAGCCGATAGATACGCTTCGTGAATCCGGCGCATGGCAAGCACCTTGTTCGTGCCGGTCACAACCTCGCTAACGCGCGCCACCATCGATTCAATGGGGGAATAAATCGCTTCGTCGCCGCCTTTTGCCCGTCTGAAATGCACCATTGCCTGACCGATAATGCCGCCCATATCCCCGAATTCTTCTTCCATCGTGTCAAGCGAATCGTGCTTTGCGCGGTATGTCGGAACGTAGTTCGGGTACAGGTCTTTGAAGTGCTGCACTTTTTCAGCGGCGTGTTCGAACGCGTTGGGTCTTACAACCCATTCGTCAAGGAAATCGTTCCACCAATCCATAAGGTCTTGCTGTACATCGTAGAATTCCGGATGCGCGGCCTCCATGCGGTTTGCCACATCCTCCGAAGTTTCCGCGTCGTACTGGCCGAAAACAGGCTTATCTTGCGCCTGCCGGTCGATGTCATGGAGCGCGGTTAGGTACACGTTGAAATCCGTCATGTTCTCCCTGGTAATCGGGCGCATAACGTCCTGCAACGGTTTCCCAATATAGTTCCCTTCGGTGTCCGTCAGCGCAATGGAAATCAGATTACTAGCCTGCGTCGAGGAATACGGGATATTGGAGAGTGCAATATATGCACGCTTCGAGGTGTCGGTATTGTCGTATCCCAGCTTGTTCGCCGCCCGGTCAAAGAGCAAAACCGAATAATACTTGTCGGCGGCGGATTGGAGGAACCGGCCCCACCAGCCTTCCGCATTCTTTGGCCCTTTATCGTCCCGATGGGATACAATCATGGCGCGATAGTTCTGGTCAACGTCGTTCAATTCCGTTTCCTGGAGCCGGTTGAATTCGTTCCGCGCCTTCTCCATCGCCCGGCGTTCTCTGCGGTCCAGTATTTCGTTTTCGAACCGGTCCACGAAATCCTCACCGGCAAAGTTGATCGCCGCGTTCCGGTCGGTCAAATAATTGCGCACAAATTCCGCCGCCGCTTCCTGGGGCAGTTCGTCCGCTTCGTAGTGATCGGTGAAGCTGGTCGGTAGATTCAGCACCATATCGTCGATTGCGTCACGGAACGGAGTGGTTGGTTCCCCGAACGCATCAAAAGCATTCGCCCGGCCAAAGATGGCATGACCGAGTTCGTGTGCATAGGCGGCAACGTTCTGGAAAGTGCGCGTCACGACAATACGGGGATGATCCTCATAAAGGGATACGTCCTGTTGCTGGAGCGTGCGGGGTCGATTCTTGGAAGTGAATTTGAAGCCCAAAGCCTCATAAAGGTCTTTCGCCACAGCACTAGCGCGGCGTACCTTCGCATTCCTTACGGTTGGATCGTATTGTCCTACCTGCTGGCCGACGCGGAGTGATCCGGCTGCACCGGCACGGAGGGCTTTTGTTCCTTTTGGCTTGCGCTTGCCTTTGCTTCCTTCGCCGCCTGCTCCCTCGCTTCCTGGTCCGACGCCTCGATTTTCCGGGTTATCTGGATTAGCTGGTCCCACGTTAGCGGCATTGCCTTTTGCGCCTCCCATATTTACTTGGCTTATGGCGTAATCGTACACCTTTTTAACGGCGCTGTCTAGCCTGGTTTTTCCCTCCGCGTATTCCGTCGCCAGCCCGTTCACCATGTCATAAAGAGGACCATGCAGATAGTATTCCTTCATGGCGTTGTTGGCAAACTTGACTTTTTCCGCTTCTGATAGGTTGGCCTCTTTGTCTACCACATTCTTGCCGACCGATTCAACCATGTCGGCCTTCTTGGTATTTGCAAGCCGCTTGAAAAGCCCTGCCGCATCCGCCAGCCGCGCCTTGACCGACGCAACAATTTCCGCCTGCTGGACAGCGTTTGTTTTAATGTCCTCATCGTCAAACATGCCAAACTGTTCGCCAGGGACTTCCTGTCCTTCGGTTTTATCCGCCTTGTCAAGGATTGTGGCAAGTTCTTCCAGCGTTGCATGGGGCAGCTTTTTCCTACGGTTCCCGGCAAACTGCATGAAAGCGATTTGCATCGGGCCATTGTTCGGGAACGTCTTGCCCATGAGCGCGCCGGTAAATTCGTCAATTTCCCCGGACACAACGCGGTTAAAGTATTCGTCCGTCAGCGCAGCGATTGCCATTCCGTCCACGACAACCTTTTCTTTCGCGGACAATCCGATCCGGCTCAAGTCAGTCGGGGCTATTTTGGCATCGCGGAACACCTTGGCCGCATCAAGCGCCGTTCCCCTGCCACCGGACAGGTTCCGTGCCGCCGCGATTGCGCGCGCATCTGCCACCGTGATACCGTCCGCCTCATTCAGCACAATAGCGGGCAGAGAAGTAACGCCGTTGCGCTTTGCAAGGTCAAGCCTATGGTGTCCGTCCGCGATATACATAGAACCGTCCAGCCGCTTATGCACCAGCACTTCCCCGACGTAAAGCGGGGTATAGGTGGCGTCAATGGGTTCCGTAACGCCGGATTCGTCAACACCGCCCTTAAACTGGTAGGCATGCGGATCAACCTTAATGTCCGCGACCGGCACGCTTGTTTTGGGCTGGGGCGTCTTGATAAAGGTTTCGATCTTATCAGCGCTTCCCGACTTCGCGCCGGGCGCAGGCTCCGCAACCGGGTTTGATCCCGGCATTGGTTTGCCTTCTGACAGCGCTTTGCTAAACAGGTTTGTTTCCTCTACGCTGCTGGTTTGCGGTTCGCCTGTACCGGTCCGCTTATCGGCAGGCCATGTAGTAGTGTTGCCCTCTACCGTGGGTTTGCCCGCCGACATCGTTTTAACAAGGGGGTTGGGCTGGCCTGCATCGGCCTGCTCGTCGGTCTGTTCATCCGGCGAATATTCCTGGTCCTCAAGCCATGCAGAAACGCGCCGGAACGTAGTGTTGCCGCTTGTGAGATCGTCGGTCAACTTTTGAACGGCATCCGCCATGTCCGGCTCATGGTCATAGATATTCCCCAGCGCGGTAATGACTTCATCCCGGCTGAACGTGGGGGGCATCTTCCCGCTATCTGGTTCGACCGGCAAGGCCCTAAGACGGTCCGTGATGGGGTGTCCCGTCCCGGCTTCCGTGGTTGCGCCGGTTTGCCCCGGTTTAAGCTGTTCAGCCTTCACGGAAGCAGAAGCGTTCCCGATCTTGTTGGTCAGGTCGGCGCGCTCCTTGGCAAGCTGTTCACGTTCCTTGGCAATCTCCTTGCGCTGGCGTTGCAGGGTTGTATAGTTGTCGCGGGCACTTCTGGCGTGCTGTGCGGCCTTTTCAATTTCCTCGTCCGTGCGGGAAACTTCGCCTTCTCCGGGCGCGGCCATCGCCTTGTTTTCCGCCTCAAGCGCATCCATCGCCCGCTGTTTTGCAGGGGCTTCATTGGTCGCAAGGGCCGCGTCTTGCTCGTCCAGGTCTTTGAGCCGGGCATCCAATTCCGGCATACGCGCAAGGCTGGCCTGGCGGTCGGCTTCTTCCAACTCCGCCGCATGTGCCGCTGCCTGGGCTTCTCCCTTTGCCTGTTGCATCTGTGCGGTCCGGGCGGCGTACTCCTTCAGGTAAACCGAATCCCGATAATCGCCCATAGCGGTTGCATGATCTGCAAGCGCGGAAGGCAGTTCCGTTTGCGCCTGCACATACTGGTTCCGGTATGAATCGGCATCCGTTTTCGCCTGCGCAATACCCTTGACGTTCTTTTCAACGGTCTTTGTTACAGCGCCCGCATCCGCCTTGCCATTCGCAACGTCGAGCAGAATTTGGTTATTCTCGTTCCACAGTTCATCAGCTTTCGTCAGCGCGTCAAACTGCTTCTGCAAAAAATCCCCGATGGACTTATTCAGGAATTTCACTCGTTCATTGAGCCGGGCCAGTTCGGGCGGGTACTGCTTTTCGTCCTGGGTCGCCTCATAGACGGCCTGGCGCGTATCAGCATATACCCGGAATTGCTCGTCCCTGGTAAGCGGCGGCAATGCTTCTTTGGGCTGTTCTTCCTGGACATCCGGCGCGGCCTCTTGTGGGGGCTTCTGCGCCTCCGTGACGGCCTTTTCTTCCGGCTGGGTATTTGTCACGGTTGGGGCCGGAACGTCGATCTTAGGGGCCATTAGGCCCTTAAACATGGAAGAAGCGGCGTCACTGTTCAGGATGGACAGCGCAAGCTTACCGGCGCGGTACGGGTCTATCTTCCCTTTGTTCTGGTCAATCTTCTGGTCCGCCCGGCTTGCGTCCTCGCGCACTGATTCCTCCGGCGCGTTCTGCCCGGCGACAACCAAACCGGAAAGCTGCTTCGGGGCGGTGAACGAATTACCCAGGAAGCGGGTTCCACCAATCTTCTGCAAAATCTCCGGCGAATCACTGACCGCTGCGGTGAAAGCGCCCATCACGCCATCGCGCACGGCTTGCGGATCGGTCCAGTTGATATTCTGGAATTCTCCGCCATATGCCATCTTGTCCAGGATCACCGAAGTAATGTCCTGCAAATATTCCTCGGTTCCGTTGGAAACCATCGTACCGGCAATGCCCTTCATCGCATCGGCAAATGCGCCCGTCATGATATTGGCCGTCTTTGCGCCGACCATCTTCATCAACGCGCCGCCGCCTTGTGCGCTTGTACCGAGTACCTTTTCCATGAACGCCTCGGACAGACCGCCCAACACGCCGCGACGGAAAGCCTCGTCTTTCGTATGGCCTTCCTGGAGAGATTGATTATAATAGTTGCCACCGGCAGACGCAAAGATTACAGCCGTGCCTGCACCAGGGATAACGCCATTCGCAAGAATGCTAGGCACCATGTTACCGCCCGTATATGCAAGGTCATACGCGGCCTGCCCCAACGAACCGCCACCGATCCAGGATGGAAGTTGCGGGCCGGTTCCTTCAAGGGCCTGCCTACCATACATCCCGGCATATTCCCCGGCGTTGGTTTCAATGGCATCGCTATTGAAAACCTGTGCGATACCCTTAAACGCACTAGCATAGCCCTGGACCGCGCCATAACCAACGGTCCGGAAGGGATGGTCTTTCAGGTAGGCGGTGGCAAACTCCTTGCCTTCTCGGGCACAAAGATACTGCCTCAAACCCTGGTAATACAGGTCTGCCTTTTCCTTGCCAAACGCGGGGTTTGCAAGAAGGTAGCTATACGTTTTCGTTTCTTCCGGGGTCATGTATGCCATTTCGTGCAGCATGGAAAGCTGGGACGTATCCAGTTCATGCGCGTTCAATGACATTGCCGCAACGATGGTTTTTGCGTTGTCCTTTGCAAACACGGCAGGGTTTTTGATCGAATCCGGCAAATGGTCCATGCCCGCGATCAGATCAATGCCGTAATAATCTAGCTTCGCGTTCGGCAACGCTTCGCCCTTGGATGAAAACTGCGCATAGTCCTGCATGGTGCTGCCGAGTGTCGAATACTGAATTACTGCCGCGTCCTCTACTTCCTGGGCCTTGCGCCGCTTCATGGCATCGAATTGGTCAGGGTTTGTGATGTCCATGCCCTGCGCCGCCATCTGGTCGGCAATTTTCTGCCGCGCAAGAATAGCGCGCCTTCGGTTGTCGTAGGCATCCATCAGTTGCGGGCGCTGATCCTGCTCGGCTTCGATGGTTTCATATGGCAAGCCGCCAATCATGGAATCATAAGCGTTGATTTGATTCGTAAGGCTTTCGTAGGTGGAAAGCGCATCGGCACCCAGCGAATCAATGTTTTCGTTCTCTTTGATCAGATCGTCAATGTGTACCGTAGAAAGGCGGGACACATATTGCGCCTGCGTTTCCTGCGGAACGGAGGAAGTGGGCGCGGGTTCGCCCTTCGGGTTCTGCCGGGTCGGAACCTGGTTGGCCTGGGCCTTTGCCGCCGCGCTGTTGCGCATTTCATTAAGCCCCTGGTTTGCAGCGGCGATTTCGCTATCCAAACGCCCGGCTTCTGCTTTCCTCGCCGCTTGTTCATCCGCGCTCCCGATAAGTTTATCGCGCTGTGCGGTCAACGCGTCAATCTGTGCGGTTGCTTCGGTTGGATCGGCGGCATACGCCTGCTGGTTCTGCCAATCGGCAATCTCCTGGTCAAGCGCCGGAATCTGGTTCTGCCGGTCCTGTTCCGCCTGGTCAAGCGCGTTCCGCTGCTGTACCAGTGTGTTTTTATAGGCTACCAGTTCCTTGACGGTCATGCCGGAATGGGGAACACCGGAAGCCTGCGCCTGCATGGAACCGCGCGCCATGCCGTTATCTGTCTGCTTCGCCTTCCCGAAAACCTGTTCTTCATGGGAGTAGTGAAGCGCTGTGCCGTATTGATCCGCATGCTTAATAGAAGCTTCTTCATTGCCGTCATTGAAAACGCCAATCACAAGCCCGTATTGATCGTTTTGGGCAACGTTATCAATGCCCTTGTCAAGCAAGGCAGTAGCATAGCCCTGTAATTCCTTCTCCGTCAGAAGGCCACCGTCCTTCATGAGGGGAGAAATCAAGATCGCCGTGCCCTTGCCGTCGCTGATTGTCTGCGAGGCGACAGTCATTGTGTCGCCAATCTTGGCATCGCCCATGCCCCAGCCGCGAACCGTTTTCAGGTTGTCTTTGGTGATCTGAACCTTTGGCCGGTTGGCAGTATCCAGCATTGCCGGGTTTGTGTAGATAGCGCCTTTTGACAACTCGCTAAGCTGATTCTGCATCGGGGTTGTGGTCGGCTGCTGTTTCTGCTGCTCCAGGAGCGCGCTTGCCTGGTCCGGGCTGGCAAGGTTGGAATCAATTAGGAATTTCCACTGGCTTTGCGGGATGTCCGTATCGCGCAGATCAAGCATTCCGGGGGCTGGTTCAAGGGCCTTTTTTGCCTTTTCTTGGGCAGCGATCCCCAACGGGTCCGGGGCCTGGTCGGGCCGCGAAAAGTTGTCACGAATCCCGTTGGCAATAGACGAAACCGCTTTCCCCGCGATATTCTTTACGCTAGTGCCAATCTGATCCCATGCGTTCGGAGGGGCGGCTTCCGGGGCCTGGGCTTTGCCCGCTGGCGTGATTTCGTAATCGGGCCGGGTTATCTTATCCGACTTTGCGGTATTATCGTACAGGTAGTCCTTAACGCGGCTAACATCCTCGCCACGCTGGGCGGCTCTTACAACGGCTTTCAGCGATTCGTCGCCTATAAAAAGACCGCCGCTTGTCGAAAACTTGGAGGTGGATTTGTATTCGGATTTCTTATATTCATTGATTGCCGATAGCGCCTTTTTACCGTTTTCGTCCTCCACATCCCAATCGATCTGGTCAATGATTTCGTCCGGGGATTTCCCTTTGTTCTCCGGGAGCGCGGCAAGATCACCAATCTGCTGATACAAGGTAGGCATTTCGGCAAGTGCTTTGTTGGTATCGGCATAGTCCACCTGCATATGCCAGCGCTTGTATGCACGTTGATACTGCGGGGAAGAACGGTATCCCCGCGTTGTGGGCGCAAGGGGCGATTGATTGTCCTTGCTCCATAGAAGCCGGGCATAATCCTGTTTTGCTTCGGGCGAGGTAAAATCGCTTTCGTCAAACGAATTCTTGCCGAGCAGTTTTTTCCCCAACTCGTCGTTGGAATCGTAAGAATAGTACGGGTCGCGGAAAGGGGCATCCGGAGATGCTAACGCCTTCGAAAATTCCTCATCGGTAAACGTGCGCTGTTTCGGGTCCGTTTGGTTCAGGAGCAGTAGAATATCGGGCAGATCGTAGTCTTTCCGCGCCTTTTTCGTCACCGGATCGCGCAGAAATTCAATGTCGGGCTTGCTCGTCGCGTTGGCAGGCTTGTAATTGGTTTTTTCCACGGTCACGCCGTTGGCGGTGAGCATGTTGCCAAGCGAAGCCTGGGGCATAGCCTTCTTCTGCTTTTTCGTCTGTTCCTGCTGCTGCTGGTTGGCCTGCCCGAACGACGGTCTGACGGTGGGTGCCGTAGGCGTAGGCAGTTTGGCCGGACCGGGCAATACCCGCGCCGTTCCGGTACTCTTTTCGGTTCCATCCGATTGCTGCCCGTACCGTAGCCTTTTCTTGCGCTCCAATTCGCGCAGATAAGCGCGGCGCAGTTCAATGGTGGTAGCTTTAGACGCCATATGCACCCTCCGTCATTATGAAAACAAACCGTTAATCATGTTGCCGATTTCTTCCCATACGTTGCTGCCGCTGGTCGAACCCGAAGAACCCGACGAACCCGACGAACCCGACGAACCCGACGAACCCGACGAGCGGCTACCGCTACTACTTACTTTTTTTTTTTGCGCTAACAAATTTAGCAAGTAGTTCGTTCTGGCGGAAGAAATATCCATACCCTTCTGGTAATCGGCCTGCTTGAGTGATCCAAACCCGGACTTGATCGCGGAATTTCTGGTATTGCCAAGCTGTTCTTTGGCAGCGCCGAAGTTTGTGCCGAGCGTGCCAAGCTGTGTATTGATGGCGTCCTGCGCTCTACCCTTTTCGCCCAAGATACCGCTTACAGTATTCGCACCGCTTTGCAGGGTGGAGCTTTGAAGCGCACCGGCGTAGCTGCTTCGCCCCAGGCCGCGCGACAACATGGAACCACCTAGCGAATCCACGTTTAGCGCTGTCGCCTTATTCGCGGCGTTTACCTGTGCCTGGTATGTCGGGTCCAATGCGGCAAGCTGTGAGGTGAGCGAATCTTTGGACGTATTGTACGCGCCCGTCGCCTGCGTCAGGTAGTTGTTATAGTCCTGGTCCGCGCTGGCCGTAGCCTGCGCCGTCAGTTCATCGTCCGTCTGCGCCGTGTACTTCCCAGGCGCTTCTTTCAACAGGGAACGCAACTTCCCTAGCTGCTGAATGTCGCCAAGGTCGTACCCGTTGTACATGGTTTCAAGTTCTTGCCTGTTATAGTATTTCGGGCCGGTATACGGCTTGCCGGTCTTTGCGGCCTGCGCCAACGCTTTCAGGTACTTCTTGAGGCCGTCCCCTTTAAGCTGCTTGCCTGCGCTATTGTAATAAGCTGCCATGTGTACCTCCGTTACAGACCGGCTTTGTTCGTCGGGTTGTTCAGGCCATTAAAAATCGTCAGGATCACGGATACCAGCGCCCCAACGTTGCCAATGGTTTCGGAAGTGATATTGTTTGCGTCAAGAAGGCCAACCTTCTGCAATGCAATATACGCGACGGTGACAACCGTACAAATCCAGAAAACCGGGGACTTAAATCTATTCTGCTGCATATGTTCTCCTTAATCGTCCGGGTTACCGCCAAGCGTTCGCACTGCTCCCTCTACCCGGCAAAGGCGTTCAAGGAAGTTATTGTGCTTGTCCATTTTTTTCTCTAGCTGTTCAAGGCGGTAAAGCGTAAGGCTGTTGAGTTTCCGAACGGCAATCCACGCGCCCAGGGTTGTTCCCGCCAACGAAATCAAAGCAATAATGATGTTCTCCGTCATTTATGTTCATGCTCCTTCCTTGCCTCCCGACCGGAACCATTCAATGGACCGGCCCTTATACGTCGTGGCCGGATCAGCATTTACATGGCTCACATCAACCACCGGGGGTCCACCAGGGAACCCAGCGGACGGGCTGGATTGATGCAAATCGTGAGGATGGGAAGGGTTTTGACCAGCGAAAAGCACTCCAGCCATCATCTTATTATAGTACGGTGACCATTGCGCGTCGCGGTCTAGGAGGTCGCTTTTCACCTGTGACCACCGCTTACCGATGTAAGTACCACACGCTTTTTGACCGACTTTGCGCACATAGTCCACGAACGCCTGGACCGATTCATGTGTGTTCGTTGCGGTTTCAACGTCGTAAAAATACATTGTCGGCGCGTATGGTTCCGCCCACTCCAGGGCCTTTTTCGCTTCCTGGATAGCCCCAGCAGCGTCTTTTGCGCGGCCATAGACATAGACCGCAAACGGGATGCCGTACTTCTTCAGGTTGGAAACGTGGTCCTTAAATCGGGTGTCCAGCTTGATCGTTCCGGTGCTTCTCAAGGAACGAATGGCAACACGTACAATGGCAAACGAAATCCATTTCGAGAATTTCGCCCAATCCTTGACCACGTTGTACTGCGACAGATCAACGATGGGCTTCTCCCACACTTCCACCTTTGTATACCGGTATGAAACCCAGCACCGCGCGCCGCGATACATGACCGCGTACCATTCACCAAGGATCGCACCGTCATACATCAAGCCCGCGCCTTTGGGCAGCGCAACCTTTTTGCCGTATTTCAGGCCGGGTCCGGAACGCACATTGACGGGGGCTGTTGCAACAATCCAGTTTGCCATGTAAGGCTTGTCCGGAGTGACGGGGGCTTTGACCAACAGGACAGGCGTAATCATTTCTTCCGCCTTCGGGCCGTCGTTCAGGATCGCGCCCGTATGTCCTGGCCCGTCCGTGCAAAGGATGTCCCCGCGCCGGAGATAGTCCGGCTTCCTTGTGTACTTCGATTCCGTCAGCTTGTAAAATAGGCCGGTCGCCATCAGCAGGGAAACCATGTTCCCGGTGTAGAACCGCGCGCCCTTTGTGTCAATTTCGCACCCGGCATAGGCCACTGCCACCCGGACCAGTGCGGAGCAATCAGTTTCGACCTTTACGTTGACGCGGTTAACGTCATACCCGACCGCTTTTGCCGCGTTCAGAAGCGTGTCCCGCTGATTCTGGTCATAGCCGATCAGATTGTTGTCACAAGCGGCGTTCATGTCCCAGGCGATCTTTTCAGCCATTGCCGGATCTTTTGGCCGAAGCACAATCCAACCGCCATCGTGTATATAGAACGGTTGGCGCATAACCTCCCGCCCGGTCTGATCCCCAGCCTTCCCTCCGCGCGCATTGCCGTTTTCGTCAATCCGGGCAGAAGCAAAGTATACCGTAGCCATTCGGCTTTGCCCCCTTCCTTCTATCCGATGCGCTGGATGGAAAACTCCGTCTGCCCCGATGCAATGGTCTTGCTGATATCCCCGACGTAGGCGGTGGGCATGATCTTGTCGCCAGCGGTACAGTACATGTCAACGGTCATGAAAACGTGTGTGTAGGTGGAATTGTACGCCAGCGCGCGCATAACCCTGTATTCGGTTGCGACATCAATACACTGCGCTTGCGTCATGTAGTTTACGGTGGTAGGCGGCGAAAAGGTGGAAGGCATCCGGCAAATGAACGCAGACGAACTGCTACTCGATGATGCTTTATTCAGGAAAAGAATAAAACTCATACGGTAGTAACCAGTAGCGGGGATCACAACACCCATATCTCTTGCGCTAGAAACGCCGCCCTTAAAGGATGTGAAGCCGCCATTCTGCGTAAGGTGCCAGTCAAAAATCCAGTAGCGAAGGGTTGAATTAAACACAATATCTTCCGAGGTTGGCGTCTGGAATAGGCATACAGGCATAAGCCCGGCATTCGTATAAGCTACGTCGCCAAACCTTGCGCCACCGGCAACGTCAAGTTGCGGGCTTGTAGCCTCCACACGCTTGCCGATAGCAAATTTGTGGTTTACAACGTCAACGTCATACGTAACAACGGATACGTCTACGCTGCTAGAGTTATTGACGGTATTCACCAAGTCAACAAATTCCAGCTTTACGTCATATGCCGTGTCTGCCGCATACGTCGCCGTCGTAACGGCAGCGTCGATTGTTTTGGTATACTCCAAACCAAGACCAGCTAGGGTATATGTTTGATCGAGTATCCACGAACCGGACGATTTGGCTTTCATCCACAACTTGAGTTGTTTTGTGTTCGTGTTCCCGATGGGAGAACACACATACGAAAGGCCAGCCTTTACGTATGTACCGGAATCGTCAAGGGTGCCGTTCTGTTGGCAACGCTGAATGGTAAATGTTGGGATGGTAGGGGCGGAATACGCATAATACGTGAAGGAATATGTTGCTGTACTCGTCGCAATTACCTCGCCAGGGTTACCGTCATCAAGGAAGGCGTTAGCTGTTATCGTATACCCAACGCCATCAGTAAGCCCTGCCGTACTAAAATAAAGATACTGTGTTTCGGTAAGACTTCCGCTAGTGGTAGGCAGATACGTGAAATAAGCGTTTACGGTTTTAACAACCGCTTGCGTACTCGTAACCTTTAGCTGGTACATCACCTGTGCCAAAGGAAGCCTAGATAGCTGAACACCAGACCACGTAAAGAGAGATTCCACCTTGATAATCGACGGGGTAATGTGCTTATTCGCCGGGAAGCCGCTGGGAACCACAATATCCGCGATGGTAATTGCGCCAGCCGTTCCGGTTCCAATCGCCATAGCTCTACCTCACTAAATATCCATTTGTAGTGGTTACCATCCTGGAAGGGCCAAATCTTAGCGTGTACTTGATTTCGGCGTTGTTGATGTTAAGCAGTTGACCGGTGATATACGCTACCGTCGCGCCCGATTCTTTGAATGTAATTTGATACGGACCAAGGACAAGCTGCAATATGCCGCCTAGACCGGTCAAAAGAATACCATCCACATTGTGCGAAACACTCTCAAGCAGCGTTCGCAAATCGCCGTTTGTCAAGGAAGATGATGGTATCTGGCCCATAAGCGTATTGAGCGTACTATCGTTGTGCGTATCCGTAACTGCCGCCCATATCGCGCCAGTGTAGCGGTACAACTTGTTGTTATCGTCGGTATCAATCCATAGGTCGCCAACGTCGCCTGCTACCATCCCGGTTGGGGCGGTTGTTTGCGCGAAAGTGCGAACCTTCCCATCCGCCGCAGCCTGTGCCGTCCCTGCCGCTGCAAGAGCCTGGGCAAGCGCAACGCTGGTAATATCGACCCATGCGGTGCTGCTCCACCGATAAATCGCAACAGGAACCGCGTCTGTGTCATACCAAACATCGCCGGTTGCGGTGGCGGTAGGTTGCGCGGCCTGGTAGAACACGGTGGTTTTTGCACTTACGGCAGAAGCAAGCGTAGCAAGTGAAGTGGTGTGCGATGCAAGCGTGGAATCATTGTGCGCATCCTGAACCGCAACCCATGCCGACCCGCTGTACCGGTAAAGCTTGTTACTATCGTCTGTGTCAATCCACAAATCCCCGACATCACTAGCCACCATACCGGTTGGCGCGGTAGTTTGGGCATAGCTGTTAATCTTCCCGTCCGCCGTCGATTGTGCGGTGCTTGCGGCGGTGAGTGCTTGAGAAAGGGCAACGCTGGTAATATCCACCCATGCCGTTCCGCTCCAGCGCTTAATGGTGACGGGCACGGCATCAGTGTCATACCAAACATCGCCGGTTACGTTCGCGGTAGGCTGGGCAGTTTGGTAGAAAATCGTTGTCTTTGTCCCAACGGCAGTATTGAGGGTAGAAATAGCCGTGGTGTGCGAGGCAACTAGCGTGTCGTTGTGCGTGTCCTGCACTGCTACCCAGGCCGACCCACTGTATCGGTACAACTTGTTACTATCGTCCGTGTCAATCCATAGATCGCCTACGTCACTCGCCACCATCCCGGTCGGGGCGGTTGTCTGCGAATAGCTGTTGATTTTACCGTCTGCCGTAGCCTGCGCGGAACTTGCAGCCGTAAGTGCTTGACTAAGTGCGGTACTAGTAATATCAACCCACGCCGAGCCGGACCACCGATAAATTACAATCGGGGAAGCATCAGTGTCATACCAAATATCACCCGTAGCCGTTGCGGTAGGTTGGGAAGTCTGGTAGAAGATGGTGGTTTTTGCGCCAACGGTTGTATTGAGCGTTGCAATCGCCGTGCTGTGCGAAGATACCAACGCGTCGTTATGGGTATCCTGTACCGCTACCCAAGCGCTCCCGGAATACCGATACAGCTTGTTATTATCGTCGGTGTCTATCCACAAATCCCCAACGTCCGATGCCGTCATGCCGGTGGGGGCGGTCGTTTGCGAATAGCTGTTGATTTTGCCATCCGCTGTACTTTGGGCAGTGCTTGCAGCCGTAAGCGCTTGACTAAGCGCCGTCGTGGTAATATCGACCCACGCCGTGCCGGACCATCTGGAAATTGTGATCGGGGAAGCGTCTGTGTCATACCAAATGTCGCCGGTAGCCGTTGCGGTCGGCTGGGAGGTCTGATAGAAAATGGTGGTCTTTGCGCCAACCGTAGTGTTGAGCGTAGATATAGCCGTTCCATGAGCGGCAACAAGCGCATCATTGTGCGTATCCTGGACAGCTACCCACGCGCTTCCGCTGTACCGATACAGTTTGTTGGAATCGTCCGTGTCAATCCACAAATCGCCCGCATCATCGGCAACCATTCCAGTAGGCGCGGTGGTCTGCGCGAACGACCGAACCTTGCCATCTGCCGTGGCCTGCGCGGTTCCGGCAGCGGAAAGGGCAGCGCTCAAAGCCGCCGTGGTTATGTCCTGCCAGGAAGTGCCGTTCCAACGAGAGATAACAACAGGGACAGCATCGGTATCATACCAAACGTCCCCCGTCGCCGTAGCGGTTGGCGCGGAAGTCTGGTAAAATATCGTGGTTTTCGCGCCGACAGCGGAATTAAGCGTCGAAATTGCCGTCCCATGCGCACTTACAAGCGCGTCATTGTGGGTGTCTTGCACGGCAACCCAAGCACTTCCGGAATACCGGTACAGCTTGTTACTATCATCGGTATCAACCCACAAGTCGCCAACATCGCCAGGAACCATGCCGGTAGGGGCGGACGCCTGCGAAAACGTTCGAATCTTGCTATCCGCTATGGCCTGGGCATTCCCTGCCGCATCCAATGCAGCGCTCAAGGTTTCGGTTGTAATGTTCACCCACGATCCAGATACGCGGCGATAAACGACAACCGGGGCAGCATCGGTGTCATACCAAACATCGCCCTCATTTGGGCTTGTGGGTGCGGTTGTCCGATAATAGATTGTGTTCTTTGTATCGACAAGCGAAGCAAGCGCCGAAAGACTGGCCGAGCCGCCAGCCTCCATCCATTCGAACCCAGTCCATCGCATGAACCTGTTCGGGACAACACTTATGTCAAGCCATACATCATTTACAGCGGGGTTATCCGGGGCGGTAGACCCGACATGCGTCAGATCACCCAGCCCGGCCTTTTCCGCCAAATCATGCACGTACCTTGTTGAATTGAGCGTAGCGTCAATGATGATCCCTGTCGTGGAAGTGTGCAGGTCCTTTGCCTCTACATTGCCGTACACCTTCATTGTAAGCGCTTCTAGCTGATCGTTTATCTTGCGAGTGAACGACTTCAACGATGCGGCTGAAACATCCGGCGCGGCAATCTTTTGATACGTGTAATATGCCTTGTTTGCCATTAGTCCTCGTCCACTTCCATTTCGATCTGTACACCGCCAGCCAACTGCCAGGATACGGTTGAATTGGCCTCAATGAAGAAGCGGTATTTCCGGCCAGTGTTATTCAGCGTGAATCTTGTCTTGCTGAACCCCGGAACGAGTGTAATAACCTTGCTTTTCACCTTGCGTTCCGTTTCAATGCCGATTGTGACATCCTGTTCATCGGCGCTATCAAAGCCGGTTATGTGTATAACGAATTCGCTTTTCAGCGTGTTTTTAGCGCCCAAATCCTGCCAGGAACTTTCCCAGCGCATCGGAATGGCCGCGCCGTTATACGTGGTTCCGGTGATCTCATACACCTGGTATGGGTTATTGCCGCTTGTGAACAACAACCGCCCGCCGTGGTTATGCAGCGCGTCCGCCTGGATGCCGGTACGGATCATATAGGTTTTTCGCCGCGTGTCGTATTCGACAAGAAGGTTGTTCCTGTCCGGTTCAACCAGCGTTGTGACAGAAACCCCATTTAGCGTGGTGGTGGTGGTTGCGCCCGTATAGACCGGCAAGGAAAGATAAAGAACGTGCTTCGAAATAATTGCACACGCCGTTTCCGGAGCGCATGAGCCGATCTTTGAAAACACATTGAAAAGCCTATCGTTGTCTAAAAGCGCGGCAGTGTCGCCGTCATAAGCGCCCAAACCGCCATCCGCCAAGTAATAGGAAGCCGCGCCATCTGTCACGATGGTTCCCGGAGCCATGATGCCATCCGAACCATACGCTTCTACAACCGCAAATTCGCCCGCTGTAAGGCCCCGGACATAGAAGGCGGACCGTTCCTTAAACGCCAAAAGGTTGTTTGAAAAGCGCTTAATGGCAACGAACTTGTCACCGTCCCAGGTCGGCCATTGGATCACGCCGCCAGACGATTCCCCCAGGGGCGTCGTGCCATCTACGGGATCGTATACATATCCCCACTCAAACGGCTTGTAGGGCTGCGAATAATACAGGTTGTCCGGCTCTCCCTCTACGCCGATTCCCCAAATGCGTTCCGCGTGGCGCTCAAGAACCGCAAATTTCGGTATAGTGGGTTTTGTAACCGCCAATTTTTCAGCCGTCAGATCGTTGCCGTACACCACAACCATGCCATCCAGCGCGTTTGACAGGATCAAAATGTCCACGGTACTATCGTCGTTCGGATTGCTGGGCGTGGCGGGATCGTTGAGGTCCCGCGTGGTTTCGTAAGTCACCCAGGACCATTCGCCGGATTGCAAGCCGGTCATAAGCGTGGTCCAGGCGGAACCGTTTTCAAGAATAGCGTAAAGTGCGGTTGCGGTTGCGGCCACAAGTACGCGGCGGTCCGCTTCCACTTCAATGTTGCGCCGGTAAAAGCTGCATAGCGTCACGATCTGGCCGGGAAGCGTCGGGTACACCGCTTGAAACCCAGTGGCAGGCGTCAATACGCCATGTTCCGTGTTGCAATTTTTGGCGTCGTAGGCAATGTTCATGTTCAGGTTGTGCGCGCCAACGGACTGATCGATCCCGGTAAACGCCTTGATTTCTACGGATTTAGCCATAGCGCGCACACCGCCTCATGTATAAAGATTCTTGAAACCGAGCGAACGGACGCCGGTATTTGCTTCGGCTTCGGTCAGCGCCGCTTCGTCCGCTTCGGTCAGAAGCTTCGATAGGGTTTCGCCATATGAAGCATAGAACGCCTGGGCACGCTGCTGCTTCGTCCCGTTGCCCGTTAGCAGAATGCGGTATGTCGCGTAATCCGCAATGGCCGAGTGCGCCCAATCCGGCAACAGATTTTCGGTGGCGAGTGCTTTAACGCCGGTCAGATTTCCACCTTTGCGCTTGTCCATAATCAGTTGATAGCCGCGTTCCAGGTAAACGTCGAGCAATGCGGCACGCTCCAGCACATCGTCAACGTCCTCGCCTAGTTGCCGCATGACAAGCTCTTTAAGCGCCGTTACGGTCATTTGGGATCACTCCTACATCGCGCCCTGCTGCACCAGAATGTCAACGATGCTTTGCGGCACTTCAACTTCCACGCCGCGCGGGATATACAGGAAGTAGCCGTTAATGCCCACAAACTGCGGCTCTTTCGACGGGTCATAAGGGTTAATCGGCAGGCGAACCTTCACTCTGGGCTGGTTTTTCACCTCGTCGCCCATTCGCCGTACAACCTGGTCAATCTGCGCATCGGTCATTGCCTTGCTGGGGGTGAAGCCATCCGCCGTGGTGTTGGTATTCTTAGCCATTGGTAAACCCTCCATAGTTAGTAAGAAGGGGGCGGAAGGAGAACCAACCGCCCCCGTCACCGGTTAAGCCGAGTAGCCGTGTTCGATGCGGAGCATCCAGGAAGGCATGAGGATTTTCACGGTAAACGCGTCCGCCTTCCAGCCCACCGTCGAAATCTGGTCCAGCGGGTCAGCGGTGCCAGCCGAGCCGCGCGGCTTGATGATGGTACGGACCGCCCCACCAGACGCAATGTCAATGGTGCCGTAGGCGTCCTTGCCAAGGATCAAGGTAGCCGCAACATCGTTCGCCGCGATACCGCCGCCAGACGGGTAAATCGTGAGCGCGTCGATGGTGGCAGCATTGTTCGCTACGCCGGTCAGCGCAGATTCCAGCGTCAGGATCGTGCCGTTCGCGGGGGTGGAATGCGCGGCAGCGGCGGTGATCTTGCGCTTCTGGCCCTTAATGACGATGTACTTACCGACCAGACCGGCAATACCCGCAGAGCCGAGTTCCGTAGCAGTCGCGGTAACCTGGATGGACGGGGTGGCGGAAACATACGCGGCGGACGCAATCGTTGTCAGCGTCGAAGTCGCGGTAATGTTCGTGCCAGCCGCCATGATGTACGTATCGGCGGTGAAAACCTTCGCTTCGGTGGTTTCGATGATCTTCACGCCGAAGATCGTACCGATTTCACCGGAGTAGATTTTTTCCTTGTCCTGGTACTTACTCACATCCAACCAGGCGGTATCGTTCTGGAGATCGTAGGTGGTGTCCGGGCCGACAATGGCGACATAATAGGGCTTGCCGCCATCGCTGAACATCGGAGCGCGCGCCTTTTTGAGGGTACGAACGGCCTTCCGGAGCAACACACTGGTCAGGACGTTCGAAGCGGCTACGGCGGCACGTTCTGCGCCGGTCGCATAAAGAACGTTCGTCGCGTCGCTGGAACTAACCAGGACTTCGCGCGCGATGGTATCCAGGGAAAGCGCGCCCTGGTCCGCCATCTGCTCCACGGCATCGTTGACAACGGGATCGAGGGCGGTCATGTCCAGAAGGTCGGAGATCGCCACATAGCCGCCGTACTGCGCAACAGTAGCGGTCGTGGAGGTCATGACCATCTTTTGACCGTCGCCCGGCGCGCCTTCCGTAAGGGCCGTCACCAGGGCTTCGAAGGGGGTCCACTTGCGGAACTGGATGGTTTTACCACCGTTCCGGGGGATCGGGCGCTTCTGGCCGAACTGAAGGTGAAGAAGCTTCGGCTTCATTTCCTCCAGCATTTTCTTATCGTAATAGGTACGCATGGTGGCGCTAATGTCGTTGCCTCGCACACCATTTGCGGTTGCGGTGTTATTGGTGGTAAGCTGGGTATTCAGGGCCATCCCGGTTCATCTCCTTTGTATGTGCGCGTCAGATGCGAACCTTTTGCCCCCTGGAAAGCGCTTCGTTGATCTTGCGGTACAGCGGGTCCGGAATATCCCGCACATTGGGGATTCCACTAGCCGTTGCACTTCTTTCAACGGGCGGCGCGGTACGCCGTTTGGCCGGGGGCTGGTTGTTCTGCGCGATCTTTTGTTCGAGGTGGTAAGCGTAAGCGTCCTTGATGTCCATCCGACCGGAATCAACCTGTTCCGCAAGGTAGGGGTCGCCCTGGATAATCTCCAGGAAATCGATCTTCTTTTCCTTGTTGATGGATTCAAGCTGACGTTGCAACATTTGGAGCCTTTGCGGGTCTACATAATCCGCGCTCCCGCGCCGCATGTAATCATGCCGCGCCCGAACCTTTTCAATGGCCTCGTCCTCGCTCCAGCCGGTCCGTGCGGCCAACTGGTTCGCCTCTGCGGAAATCAACAGACCATCAATTTCCTCCGGGGTTTTGCCAGGGAAATACTCCTTGACAAACTGTGCCAGGGAAAGGTCCTCCGCATGCTCTCGCTGAAACTGCCTGCGTAGGTCGGCACTACGTTCAGCGAATGCCCGGTTGAAATCCGCCTGCGAAAGGGGCTTGTCCGGTGCCGTGTTTTCGGGCTGGGGAGTGGCGTTCTCCGCCTGCTGTTCATCGACAGCTACGCCATTTTCTTGTTCGCCCGCATCGCTTCCGGCATCCCCCGCGTCGAATAGGTCATTGAGCGACACGGTATCCTGTTCCGGCTGGTCGAGGTCCGGATTAACAGGCGTACCGGGTTCCGTCGCTGCTGGGTTCATAAAATCGGCCATATTGGTTCCTGTCCTCCCTATCACAAAGCGGTTAGCCGCTTATGCGCCTGCAAGTGTGGAATAGTCCACGTTTTGCGTTGGTTGTGCCTGCTGGGGCTGCTGCATCTGCTGTTGCATCGCGGGCGGCATGGAAGATGCGGCTTGATTACTCCCGCCCTGCATCTGCCCGGCAACCGTTTTGAGCAGATTGGTTTTTTCCATCGCGTCCTGCGAAACCTGATCCAGCGCTTCCTGCATCTGCTGGTTTTGCTCCGACAACTGCTGTACGGCCTGCTGCAACTGCATCAAAATCTGCTTTTGCTGGTCCGCTTCGTCCAACATCTTCACGATGTCCTCTTTGCCGCTGACACTCATAGCGCGAACGAGCATGGCGGGCGGAATCGGGCTGGTCGCCTGGGCAATCTGCGCAATTTGCAGAAGAAGCTGGTTTTTCGCCTGGATTTGGTTCGGGTTTGTTTTCTGCACTTCCACGCGAACGAACATTGCCGGGCGCAAATACGGATCTTTTGGGTTCGTAAGCGCCTTGCCGTCAAACGGCACCTGTTTGGGCGGCATTCCGCCCTCTTGACCGTGAATCATGAGAACCATCGGTTCATCCATGAATTCCCCGGCCAGTGCAATCACCTGTTCGCATAGTTCGCGGAAGGAATCAAGGAAAGCGGAGGTGTGCATGCGGATGATCTTGCCGCCAGCTTCTTGCAACTGCGCAATAGCGCTTGCCGCTGTGACGCCTAGACCGCCTTCACCCCGGCTGAATTGGTTCTGGCCGGAATCTTGCTTCATCATGTCTTGCAACTTCGCTACCATCGTCGGAATCAACGAGTTAAGCGGCGTTGCCTGGAACCAGTTCGCAAATTCCTTGTCCACACGGTCCGCGATGATGATTTGCTTGTCATAGTCCGCGATGTCTGCGGCGCTGATCCCGGCGTCTTTCGATACAAGAAGCTTCGGTTTGCTTGATGCGCGCGCGTTTTCGTCGATGTAGCGCACGTATCGGTTAATCATCCGCTGGGTATCCGCGTATTCGTAGCACATGCCGGTTCCGTATACGCTTCCCTTGCGTTCACGGAAGCGGAGGACCACAAACGGGTACAATCCGTGCCGGTACACACCGTCCGGGTTATCGTCCATGCTGTCGTAGAGCAGCACACGCCCGGCCAACAGCGCCATATGAATGGCATAACGCTTCTTTTTCGGGTTATAGCGACGATACCAGGCTTCAATGAGGCATACGGAAGGGTCATTGTAGGTGTAAACATCGTTCAAATTGTCAAGTTGCATGTATCCGAGCACTTGCGAGGCGTCAGCGTCGATAAATGGCGCTTTTTCCGGGTAATGCTGGTAGAAATAGCTCAAAGGATGCGTGCAAACCTTGAAAATGGCGCGCCCTTCCTGCGGGTTTTCATACAGCGGATCGGGCAACCATGCTTCGGGACGCCAGCTTTGAATGCCAATACCGCCCCGACGCCCGGCAACGTCTTTTTCATCGTCGAAATACGCCTGGAGAACGCCGGTGCCCGTCGTGGTTGCGTCCTCAATAGCCCGACGCCATCCAACCTTGTAATCCGCATGGTGCAAAATCCAGCCCACAACGTCCGTCATTTGGTCGGAAAGTTCTTGCTGGTCAGGGTTTTCTGGCAGCATGACCGCCTCGGGGAGGTTGTCCATGTAATCGGCTACCATGTTGTCAATCGTGGAGTTCAGGGTGTTTAGCTGTGCGTCGTTTACGTTTGCTTCTGAATCTTTCAGTTCGCGCATTTCGCGGGCCTTGCGGATTTCTGTCAGCGTTTCCATGTGCGCATCCCGGAATTGGGCAAACAGATCATAGATTGATTCCACGAATGCCTGTTCTTCCGGGCTTACGCCGTCCTTTGAACCTCGCAAGCCATTGTGGGCCGGAAGCGTCAGTATTCCGTTTTTCATCAGTTCAGCCATTTTAGCCCTCCAACGGATTCCATTGCCTCGCCTTTGGCTTTTGCGGCTCTTTTGCGTCTATCGGGCGCGCCATGAACATGTATCGGCCCTCGTCATACGGGTGGTCCTCGCTATGAGTGTCTACGTCCTCTACGTGAATGTCATCGTAGTTCAGCGCCGGGATCGTCCGGATGAAATCCTTGCACTCCCGGAAGGTGTAGAACATCGGCATTCCGTCTGGCCGGAACCGCAACCGATAGTGAAACTGCATCTTTCCGGCAATCCGGGTGTTGTCGCCCTTTACGAACATGATCCCTTCGCGCCGCATCATGTCCATTACAGATGGGCCGCGTGAACGATCATCCAAGGAAGGGTCGCATATGCCGGTGATGTGAAGGCCCTTTTCCCGCTCGTCCGCTTCCCGCGCGTATATCCCTTGCGCGATCTGCGTTGGATCGATCTTCACGCCGGTATCCGGTTCGCCCGGGACGCATCCATACCACTCTTTGTATCGATACAGCCGCCCAGCAGGATCGACCGCCCACCAGCCCACCGAAAACGGCCTGGAATAGCCGTGGTCAAACGACCGGTAACGCGGCCACCAATCCGGGATGGGGAAGGGGTTGATAACGTGGGTGTACAGGTGATCGTCGTAGTGCGCCGGATCGTCTTTCCATTCAGGGAACGCCTGGCCTTCGAACGCGTCCCAATCGCCATTCAGCAGCGCACGGCGCAGCGCTTCGGGTTTTTGCTCAAGTTCGAAAATGTAGTCCTTTGTGATAAACGGGTTGTCGGTTGCAAGGGCCGGAATATATTGGAGCCGGTTAATCTGCTCCTGCTTCAAGACTTCCGAAAACACTTTCATTTCGTGCATTGCGTAGTACGGCGCGCTGTCTACAAACATCGCCTTCACCCAGCCATGACCGACGCCGCCAGGGTTTGATGTGCAGCGCACGGTGGGCTTTATATGAAGGGATTCCTTTGCACGGAGGCGGGTACGCAGGAAGTCAAAAATCACTTTGCTAAAGGTGGTCAGTTCGTCAATGTACAGCCAATGAATTTCTGCACCGGCGTATATGAACCGGTCATTCTCTCGCAGACAGTGCCGGAAGTGCATTTCGCTTCCGTTGGTTAGCACCAGATCGTGCGAACCAGTTTTGTACCGTCCAAGCTGGCGCGGTATAGACCGGCTTGCTTCCAAGATCAGCGTGTCTTTCAGTTCCGGATATGTCCGTCTGAACAAATACGCGTGCGTGCCAGGGTGTTTTACGCAGCGAAGAAACGCATCTTCTACACACGCTTTGCTCTTGCCGCCACCAGCCGCTCCGCCATACAGGATGATGTCTGCCCGCGATTGGTGGAACATCAACTGCTTTGCTGTCGGCGTATAGTCCAGGACAATTCGTTCGCCCATCAGCAGCCGCCACCGCCCCGGCCCTTCTTGCGTTTTGCCATTTTGCTTTCCACCGCCTGAAAAAAATTTTGCGAACCGGACCGGCTTTTTGCTTACCTCCCACTACTCCCTGGGCGGGGGGGGCAGGGTATGGAGGCGTCAAGTCTATTGCTGGGCGGGGCGAAGGCGCGCGAAAGGGTGGTGTTTCGCCCTCCCGCGCGGGTGCGGGTGGGGGTGCGCGCATACGGGTGCGCGCGCGAGGGGGCGCGCCTGCGCGCCTGCCTGCCTGCCCATGCGCACATGCACACGCACATACACGCACGCACATACGCACACACACACGCCCGACACTGTGTTACTTAACGTACAGACTGTTAGTTATCTCGAAACTATTCGCGAAAGATAACATTCACGCATAGTTGACCACAATCTTAACGGTCAATTCAGCCCAATTTCCGGGTTTTGACTATATTTGATGCAATAACTTTTCAATCATCATCAATAGCCGTCAAACCGGGTGAAACTGCATCCGCTCCGGTTGCATCCTGCAAATCGTCGCTGTATTGATCGTCGAAGGCGAGGCCCGCAGATACCACAAGTTCCGTAGCGCTTCCGCCCTGGCCTTGCGCGCGCGCGGAGGCCGCGAGGATCGCCAACGCGGATTGATGCGCTAACCACTCGTTTTTACTGTCTAGTTCCGCTTCCAGGCGTTCCCATGCTCTAGCAACGCGGTATTCAGCCCGCGCCCGCTGAATTGCATCCTCAAGGCCCTTTTCGCCGGTCCGCTCCATTTCAAGGCGCTTTTCCAGCACTGCCGCGCGAGGATCACGGAGAGCGCGCGCAATCCTGGACACTCCCAGGCCCAGCGCAACCGCAATAGCCGGGTTTGACATGCCGTCAAGCTTTAGCCGCACAGCAGCATAGAGCAATGAGAGCTTATCCGCTTCCGGATCGACAACAGCAGCCGCGACCGCAGCAGGCGCGGAAGGGTATTCCCAGCCCGCCCCGCTTCCGGATCGCTTGCCCACTCCGCCACCCCCGCCGCTTGCTTGTGTCCCGAGGCTATCCGCCCGCTACCGGTCAATTAACACACCCTTATAATACGACAGGTTGGCACCCATCACAAATAATGGATAAGATGTTTATTAAAGAGTTTAAAGAAGAATGAGCCGCGCTTATTGTGTCCGGTTGTGGGGCAGGGAAGGAAGCGCCTCCAGGTGCCCAGCCCTGGCAAATCTGTTAGGCGTCGCCCATCGAGGCAATATGCACAAAATACAGGCACGAAATTTGTAACCACAAAAACAGCCGAGCAAGCCTGCTACAAACCCGCTACATGTGTCAAACCCTTATGGCATAAGGCTTTTCTGGTGTGTTAGGCGCCTTGTAACGTTGTAGCGGCCATTTCAACATTTCCCCTGGGAAAATATATCAATTAGGCTATATCTAGTAGGTATTCATATCCTACTAACTTACCACCTATTGTTTTTTCTTCCCAGCGTCCTATATATACCTGTTACAACTGTTTTTGTGCTACAAAGCCCAACAAACCCAGCATTTACAAGGGTTTGCGGTTGTAGCGCGTTTGTAGCAGCCGCCCCGAGCCGTTTTTCCATGCACTAAATAGGCCGGTCAAATCTGGTCAACATGCACAAAGAATATTTGGAAATATGTTAAATATTAGAATTGCTATTGAAACCGCTATTGACAGGGTTTAAGATATAAGCAAATCTAATAATTCATGATCCACTGAACAACACCCCGACAGGATGAAAGGAGCAACACCACATGAAACAGGATTTCTTCCGGAACTGCACCACCCTGGACGCCTTGAAAGCAGAGTATAAGCGCCTCGCAAAGCTGCATCATCCCGACATGCCCGGCGGCGACCTGGAAACGATGAAGCAAGTCAACGCGCAGTATGATGAAGCCGTGAAGCACATCAAAGCGAACCCCGGCCACGCCGACTATAAGAAGGCGCAGAAGGAAAGCCCGGCCCAATGGCGCGAAGCCGTGAACGCGGTTATGAAGGTGCCCGGCATCACCATTGAGCTATGCGGTTCCTGGATTTGGGTAACCGGTAACACCTACGCACACAAAGCGGTTTTCAAGGAAGCCGGTTTCCAATGGGCACACGCTAAAAAGGCATGGTACTGGCACGCCCCGGAGGACATCAGCAACAACCGCCGCAAAATGACCCTTGACGAAATCCGCGCGTATCACGGTTCTACCCTCATTGCACAGACCGACGAACAGCAGACCAAACAGGACCGCCTACAAGCCGCTACCGCATGATTTACGCCCGGTCCTATGGTAGCGCCCCGGTGAAAGCCTGGACGCCTCCACAGGCCCAGGAGAGGCCCAGGAAGCGAAGGAGAGATAACACCATGACAACCACCATCAAGGTAAACCCGTCCGCCGTGATCGACGTATTAACCGGCTATCTTGACGCCCTCCAGGAGTACGAAAGCAGCAGCGCCCGACAGGACCAGCGCGGAAGCGGCGACCAGGCTATGCAGTATCACAAAAAGGCCGACGAAATCCACTCCAGATTGTTCGAAGCCTCCATTTTCCTAAACATGCGCGGTTGTGATGTTTACGCCCTGGCGCGCATCGTCCGGAAGTGGAACGAAAATACAAACTGGCGGTTGTGCCTCGCGGATGCAACCTTATCCCGCCTTCTTGATTACTACCAGGACAAAGGGCATCTTGTGGACCACCTCGCGCAGAAGCGCCCCGGCACCTATGCGGAATGGTCGGAGCGTTCCCGGCGCTGGAGAGTAGCCCAATAACCTACCCTCACGGCAGCGGCCCGGCCACGGCTGGACCGTCACCGCAAGGGCAGGAAGCCCCGGAGATTGAAAGGAGCAAACCACACATGACCAGGAAAGAGCGCGCCGCCCTCCGTGAAACTGTTGGACAGTTTGCCAGCTTAGAACACGCCGCCGACATGGACAGATTAACCGCCGCCCTTGTGAACAAAGCACAGATGTTAACCCGGCTGAAAATCGGAGAAGCCCCGCAATATGCGCTTGAGATCATCATGGAATACGGTTCTTCCGATGACACCCGCGCCGCCCTGCTATGGTATACGCAGTTGGTCCAGAAAGGCGCGGAGCGCGAAATCGCGTTTAAAGTTGGATCAGCAATGGCAACCGCCAGCAACGCAAATTGGCATTATTGAAAGGAGCGTAACCCTATGAAATGGATTGTTGAAATCGACTATTGCGCCGACAGCATCCACCAGGGACCCAACAAACCCGACTATTACACCTGGACGGCTAAAGACTTTCAAGAGGCACGGCAGTTGTCCCAGGAGATCAGCAGCAAACCCGACGTTTACCTGGTTAGCCTGTACCGGTTCACCCTTCCGCTCATATCCGTTTGGGGACACAAGGAGCCGCGCGTGTACATCCAGCGCAACGGCGGCAAGCTGCACAGCGCCAACAGCGAGTATTACAAGCGGCACGAAAGCCCCGGTTTCATGACAGGAAAGCGCCTGGCCGATTGTGGCAAATGGCCCGACGCCCCGTATTGATAGCCCGCCTTGACGGTTGCGGCCCGGAGCAATCCAGACCGCTCCCATGAGGGCAGGAAAGCCCCAGGAAGGAGCATAACCCCCATGATGCAGACCACCGCCACATGTACCGCCCCGGCCCGCATAGCGGCCCTAGCGGATGCCCTGGAACCGAAGGAGATTAGCACCATCATTCGCGCCTTGCACCTGGACACCACGCGCACCGAAACACTGTTAGCGACCGAAAAAGACGCGTATTGCGTCAAGCGCTGGCAGCAGCACCTTTTCCGCCTGGACCAGCTTATAGCCGCTTTTCAGCACGCGGACGGCATCCAGTATGAGCGCGGAGAATAGCGCCCGCCTTCCTGGTTGCGCCCGGCAGCGGACGCAATCAAAAGGGCAGGACAAAGCCCCCAGGTGAAAGGAGCGGCAACAATGGCACGGAACAGGGACAAAGAGTATTTGCGCAAGCTGGCGGCAATCGAGGTAAACGGGTTTAAGGTGGACATTGCCAATTATGTTTACAACCCGTCATACGAACACGAATACCCGACACTTAGAAAGCAGACCGGCGAAACCGACAAGGAGCGGATCATATCCGAAATCGGCTATTTCAAGAACTACAAAGGCGACGGCGAATACACAATCAAGACCTATGCAGAGAACAAAGCGGACGAAAGCGCCTGGCAAGTTATCAAGCCCATTGCAAAGACCGTAGTTTCAACGTCGCGCCGCTTTTCCATGAATGAGCTAATCAAGTTGGCGGAGAACTTTTAACCCGCCTTCCCCCCAGCGGCCCGGAGCGATCCAGGCCGACAGGGAAAGGGCAGGAAGCCCCCGGAAAGGATGTTTGACCCATGAAGCTATCGCAAATCCTCCCGCCCCGCGCGATGGTCCTGGTCAACCGCATGTATGCCAACGGCTACTATTACGACCCGTACCGCTCCCGCAGAGGATACCGCGCCTTCACTGCCACCGGCAGCACGTTCCCGCTTGTGTTCACTTCCTGGCGCGATCTCACCGAATGGATGAAAGAGGTGTTTTAGATGTATCCGGAGAACCGCGCCATTTACGCCCGCGCCTTTGCGATCCTTTGGGCAGACGGTTACAACAGCTACCGCGTCACCTATGACGGCTACTATGAGGCGGAGTTTAGCGCCCCCAACGACGAACGCGCGATAGAGAAATTTACCGCCCGCGACTATACCAGTGAGGTATGAAAGGAGTATTTCCCCATGATCCAATTCACGGCAGTTTTTGCAATCGGTTGCGGCAAGCGCACCCGCTACCAAATCCGGAACGTGTACGAGAACAGCACCGGCAGGATAACAGAGCCGGTTTCGGTCCGGTTCCAATCGGAAGCCCGCGCGCGATCCTGGGCAGAGCAGCGCGGCATTGAATTGGTTGACAAGCTGGAAACCTGGTAAGAGCGGCCCGCCTTCCCGGTCCCGGTCCGGAAGTCTGGACCGGCCCCGAAAGGGCAGGAGAAGCCCGGAAAGGAGATAAGAGGATGGAGCAGAAAAAGCCGCGTAAGAGCGGCAAGCCCTGGATAACACGTTGTAGGATTGAACAGGCGAAGCAAGACCAGATCACCGTCGAACGGATTTTCGCGGACATGGACAAGCAGACCCAGGAAGAAAAGGAAAAGGCAAGCGGTTTGCACTTTGAACCGGAAAAGTGGAAGGAATTCGAAGCCTGGTTCGATCAGAATTTTCTATAACGGAAGGAGCGGACATTATGCCATTTTACCACATCGACGAACAAACCGCCCGCCTCGCGCACACCATGAACTCGCAGCGCGATTACAAGCCCAACAGCACGACCCGCGAATATACGGCGATGGTTGAGGAAGCCGCAGAGATCGCCCGGCAGGAGATTGAAAAGCGCCCCGACAGCGCCGAGGACATCAACCGCCTTTTGGACCGTTACGCGCGGAAGCTGGCCGAGTGGTTTAACAAGAATAGCCGCATCGAAGCTATGTGCCCTTCCTGGTTGGTCAGCGGTGGCAGCAATTTCCCGGTCAGGAAGAAGGAAAAGCAGAACGCCGCCCGGCACAACCACATGCAGGAATGGTCCGAGATTGAAGCCCTCAAGAACAAGCTGCGCGGCATCGGGACCGGAGGCATCCAATCGAACGACGCCCGCGCCCTTGAAAAGCTAAAAGATAAGCTGGAAGGGCTGGAAGAAGCGCAAGAGGCAATGAAGGCGGCAAACGCCTATTTCAGGGAACACAACACGCTAGACGGGTTTTCCGGTCTTTCCCTGGAAGCCATCGAAGAACTCAAAGAGCGCATGACCCGGCCCTATTGGTTGGGCGGTTCCCCGTTCGCCGGATACCAACTAACAAACAATAGCGCCAATATCCGCAGAGTGAAAGAGCGGCTTGAAACCCTGGAGAAAGCAAAGGCCCAGGACAAGACCGAGCGCGTAACTGCCGTTGAAGGCGTGAAGGTGATCGAGGACCCCGAATTGATGCGCATTCAGCTTGTGTTCGATGGCAAGCCCGCCCCGGAAATCCGCGACGTTCTAAAGGCTTATGGTTTCAGATGGGCACCGTCGCAAAGCGCCTGGCAGCGCCAGTTAAACGGCAACGGGCAATACGCCGCCCGTCAAGTGCTGGAAAAGCTGGCCGCGCAACGCTGATTTAGGGGGCTGTCCTACCGGCCAGACGGGGAGCGGGGGGAAATCGTAAATATTAGCGCGAAAACGTTACCGTTTACGTTTTTTTTGTCATTTTGAGCGCAAAATATGCAAATTATGAGTTTTAGTTATGGACAGGTGCAGTGTATGCGTGGTATATTATTAGCACGCCTATACTTTTAGTGTTTTATTAAGAACAGTTAAGAAAGGGGGATCAGCATGGGCGGAGCCGGTTTGCACTACGCCGACCAAGTGGAGGGCAATGCGAGAGGGAACCGACCAAAAAGGGTTTACTTCTATGGCATGCCACCACCCAAAGAGCGGTAACCGTCGCGCTTTGTGCGGGCCGGGGTTACAAGACGTTTATAGCGCGTCGCTGTTACTACGAACCCCATGCCCCAAGCTATGACGCCCGCCGCGTCGATACTACCATTGCCAGGGGAGCGGGCATTACAGGTTGAGCAAACGCGCGCCATTGTCGTGATACCAGTTTTGGCCTTGAAGATCGAATAGGCGCTATTGGATTATGAGCATTGGAGCGAATGGTTTCATGATTAAGCTTTACCACGGCAGAACGTACAATACAAGGACAGCGTTTGAGCGGGCAACGTGGCGCAATGACGGGGATTTCACCGATTACACGCACATTGAAGAAACGTTGTACGAAACGCGTAACGGGTATTTTTTCTTGTTTTGCCAGGGCGGATTTTTAACGGCATACGCGCGTTATAAGCCGACGAACCGGAGCCGTGGCAATCAAATCATTATACCGCTTGACATTCCGCAGGCCGCAGAATGGGCATCGAAACGCGTATCCACCGAAGAATTTTGGAATATCTTTCTTCCAGGGGAACAAATGATGCGTCACGCTTAGCGTGGACAATGAAGGGAAGGGTTTTCTATGCCCGTCGGAAAGAAGCTTACAGAGATCAAGGAAGTTCCAGGAATCAAGACGGTTCCGGAAGTCAAGACGGTTTCGGAGGTCAGGACAGCTATCAAGGTGAAGCGCAATTTTCGCAGCACGGATGAACGCCTTGCAGAGGTTGTCCGGAAGATCGCATTTCACTACAAGGCGCTTGAGGTACTTGAAAAGCGCAAAACGAAGCTTACCACCGCGCGCGCACACCGGCTAACCTACGCCGCAGTATTCGCGCAACTCAAGTCAACCGGCAGGACACCGGAAGAAATCGCGGAATTGATTAAGGCGATTCATTAGCCCAGGCGAGGACAAGAGAAGGGCCGTCAAGTGACAGCCCTTTTTACGAAGAATTATTGGTACTCCCTTGACAACCGGAGGCTAATCAGCTACACTAATCTTGTCGCCCGCAAGGGTGTTGGATTGAAACGAAAGCGAATCGGTCCAACAATGAGGACAGTAGAAGGACGGTCGGCAGACCGCCCTTTTTCTTTTCAAAAATCCGAGGTCAGAAAGAGGCTAATTTGATGGGAAACCCAGCAAATACGGCATTTAGATTTATGCGAGAGGAAAACCGTGTGATAATATTCCGCCTGTTTGTATGGCATAAAAAAGCCCCGGAACCCTTGATTTTGTTGGGTTTCCGGGGTTTCCCGCGTCCGCAAAGATTGACGAATTATTAAGACATTCCCTGGTTTTAGCCTCATTTATCCTCCCCACCTGGACCATCCGAGGTCAAATTGAGGTCAGTAAATTTGGCCGTATATTGCGCCAATTTGTCAAGCCCTTCTTGCTTTTTCCGGTCGGAAAGGTGCGTGTAAACGCGTAGGGTCATATCAAGCGTAGAATGGCCCATAAGCTTTTGAGCGGTTTTCACATCAACGCCCGCGTCGTACATCATCGAGCAGAATGTATGCCGGAGGTCATGGGTCCTAACGTTTAACTGCTGGTTGGCGCTACGCGCATCCACGATTTTTATTTCCTTGCTCATAGCCTCAAGGAACATTCTCCAGCCCCATACCCAGCCCGTTTTAGACACCAGGGAACCACCTGCGTTGTTGCATACGTACTCGCCCGCCTGCGGCCCGTAGAGGCTTCCTAGAGCCTTGTAGAGCGGCGGAAGAATCGGGAGCATACGCACGCTTCCCTTGGTTTTTGTCGGCCCTACAACGGGGTTGTTGAACTCTAGCTGTACTGCACGTTCAACAGAAATTGTCTTGTGGACCATATCAATATCCGACCATCGCAAACCCATCACTTCGCCCCGACGCAAACCAGCATAAAGCATCAACATAGCGTACAAGCCAAATCTATGCTTCTTCCAGTTATCGGTAATTAAAGAAATTTCCCAATCCTCAAGATACCTATGCGAACCACCGCTCCCGGTTCCCCAGGTGACACCCTGGCAAGGGTTTTGTATTATCGCATGGCTTTCTAATGCGGCCAGGAAAACAGCGCGCACCGCTTGCCCCATTCTGCCAGCGGACGATTTAGGGCGATCACTATAATGCGAAGCAAAAAGCAATATATCAATTTTGCGTATGTCTTTCAGCTTTTTGCTACCCAATGCGTTACGTATCTCGCCGCAATATGCCTGTTTTGAAACCCGCGTGCTAAAGCTTCCCTTTGCACAATACAACGGTTCCACCCGGTCCATCCATTCAGATAGAGTAAGTTCTGATAACACAACATCAATCCCGTATTGGGTTAGTATGTTACTATTCTTCTTTTTCTCCTCTTGCTCATTTAGATAAGCGCGCTTCTTTTCCTCACATTCTGCAAGAGTGTGCCCATAGAACGGAATCTGTTTGCGCTTACCGGGAACGTCGCTATCTACTTCTAGCCGAACTCTTTTCAGGCCATCCGCTCTTGTATTGCGCGGGCGCTTCTTTTCCGACTTCTCCGCCATGTGCAACCCCTCCCTTTTCATGTTGTGTATAATACGACAAATCAATCGACATCGCCAGTCATCGCTTGCATCACCTTAATAGCACGTTTAATATTATCGCTATCCATTGACAATATGTATAGCAATAGCATTTTTAATTCTGGCGTGCGTTTTAAGGCTTCTCGCAACTTGATTAACTCCATGACATCGCTGGTTTTCGCTGAATCCGTACCGTTGCCTATGAGCGTGTCTATTGAAACGCCATAGAGTTTGGAAAGCCTGCTTAGAAGCTCGATGTTCGGCTTTGTCCGCCCGCTTTCCCATTGGCTAATGGCTGTTTGGTGAACTTCTAGCTGATTTGCTACACTTGTTTGGGAAAGTCCGCTCAATTCCCGCAATTCCCGGAGCCACCGCCCAGCGTCGTTTGCGTCCTTCATCCTGTTTCACCTCCCTTCCGCCGCTACTATTCTATTAGAAAAACTGATATTTGTCAAGAGGGTCCAAAACAAATAGATGCGCTATTGACACCGGGCCGAGGGGGTGTTATTATTGGTTACACTACTTGCCAAGGGCGGGGGGAAGGGACAACCAGAGAATGCTGCAAATCAGAAAATTCCGCGAAGCACAGGGCATGACACAGATTGAACTTGCGAAACGGCTAGACGTAACCCAGGGCGTTGTGTCCCAATGGGAGAACGATTCTGTAAAACCCAGGACCGACAAGCTGGTTGCCCTATCGTCTGCCCTGCATTGCACCGTTGACGAACTGCTTGACGCCGATACCGGCAGCGAAGGTGTGACGGGTGAATGAGCCAACCAAATCCCCGAACTAACCTAATCAACGCCAATCAGTTAAGAGAAATGCTAAACATCAGTGAGGAAAACGCATACCGGATCATGCGCGTTGCTGGAATCCGAATCGGCGGCCTCTACTTCATCACACTAGACCGACTAGAACATTTCTTGAACGATACACCAGGCGCACCGCTTGCAGAATCAGAGAAAACCAAGTCAAGAACGCGGCCATACAAAAAGCGCACCAGCCCTATTAAGGGATCGGCCTAGTATCCGTCACCAATCAATACATAGGGGGGAACTACAATGCGCCTGGACCCGAACACGGTCAACATCCCGGTTGTCCGCAAAACGCGGAAATCTGTCTACCTGGACCTTGTACAGGAATTCCTGTCAACGACCCTGGATACCATCGGGGTTGCCCTTGACGAGAGCGAAACGGCCAGCGCTGTTAAGCGCGGTTTGTCCTCCGCTATCAAGACGAACGGCCTGCCTGCCGTTGCCGTTACCAGGAAGGGCGGCGTGTTCCTTGCAACCGAATTAGCCGCGCAGCGTTTGGGCCTGGTCACCTACCGCGCCCCGCGCAAGCGCCGCAAGAAGCCCGAGGATACGGTTATTTAATATCAAATACGGGGGGCACTACAATGGCGAGAATCCGGGTAACTCTGGAATTGCTTGACCCCGAGTTGGTTTGCATGAACCCAGGACAGACAACGGAAACCTTTGACGCAGAAGGCGTCGTAGTATTCACGTTCAATGAGAACGGCGAGAAGGAACAGGTTGGAACCCGCGCCATTGGGCGCGTCAATCACGGAGGAATGGCCCAGGGATTGACAAATCTCCCGTTTGGTCACAGCGTCATTTCAAGGGCACTCCTTTACGGAATGTTGGGCAGTGACGAATCCCCCAACGAACAGGACCCCACCGAACCCGCCGCGAATGGCCCGGATGATCCAATGCCCGATTCTCCCTCGTTTGAATCCCTGCTCAAGAATCTTGGATACAAGGTTTAGTCCCAGGACGAGCATAGATGAAGCGGCACGTTAGCGGGAAGAAGGCCAAATCGTTCGTGCTCCGGTCGTTCAGATGTCAAGGGTGCGGTCTGCGAATGGTCGCACCCAAGACACACGATTCCGAGCCTGGACACTTGAAAGACATGTATTGCCCCGATTGCAAGTGCATAACGAAGTTTGAGATGTATGATTCCGACAGGATTTTTCATACATAGGGAGATTTTTATGCCTCATTGGAAAACCATGATGGGTAAGCCGTATTTGGGCTGGTTCGATCTGGTAGACCTTCCGAGAAAAGAAATCACGTTGACCATCCACCATATCGAAATGCACCAGGTTCCCAACCGAAGCGGGGAAAAACAAGACCGTGCCATTGCCTTTTTTTCCGAGCCGGGCACAAAGCCCATGATTCTGAATGACACTAACGGCAAGATCATGGAAAGCCTCGCCCATTCCGGTGAGGCGAACGACTGGACCGGCTTACGCATCATCGTCTTTGCAACAAAAACCCCTGTCGGCAAGGTTATGGAAGATTGCTTGCGCATCCGGCCCTTCCTTGCCAAGCCCCTTCAAGCCGCCCCGACGCCCACCGAGCCGGTCAAATGCGCGGATTGCGGCAAGGCTATCCTTGAACACACCACCCCTTCCGGGAAGGTTTTCACCGCCCATCAAATCACGCAGACAAGCATTAAGAAGTTTAACCGGCCCCTATGCCTTGATTGTGGGCTTAAAGCTTCGACCACGACCGAACAGCCCGAAGGGGACGCCACCAATGATTCCACCGAATAAATACCGTTGCGCCTGTTGCGGGCAACCGTTCGGCAAGGATGATCCGGCCTGGGAATTCCGCTTCCGGTTGTACTGCGAAACCTGTTGGAACAAGATAGAGCAGCTTTCACCGTCGCCCGATTATGACCCGGTTTATCAAGTACCGGAGGAATACGATGGAAAAGAATGCGATTGACTTTACACTAACGCCCGACAACTACTATTCCACCAGGGCGAACCGTTTGTACATGGGATCATCCCAATTCAAAGCCTTTCAAAAATGCGAAGCCGCCGCACTTGCAGAAGTCAACGGCGAATACCACCGCAAGCAGACCGAAGCGCTTTTGGTAGGCTCATACATCGACGCCTATTTCAGCAACGAACTAGACCAATACCGTTCCCTGCATCCGGACATGTACAAGCGCGATGGTTCCTTGAAAGCCGAGTACGTCAAGGCAAACGAGATCATCAAGCGCATTGAAAGTGACCGCTATATGATGCGCTTTCTTGCGGGGAATACGCAGGTGATCCGGACCGGCGAAATCGGCGGCGTTCCGTTCAAGATCAAAATCGACTTTCATTTCCCTGGAGAAATGATCGTTGACATGAAGATTATGAAAGACTTCAAGCCGGTTTACGTCGAGGGCAAAGGGAAGATGCCTTTCATAGAGGGCTGGGGCTATGATTTCCAGGGCGCGATTTACCAGGCCATCGAAGGGCATTCCTTGCCGTTTGTCATAGCCGCCGCCACCAAGGAAGAAGTGACCGACATTGCGCTGATCGACTTGCCGCCTTATCTGTTATCGGCAGCGCTGGCGATTGTGGAACACGACGCCCCGCGTTATGCGGCCATCAAGCGGGGAGAGATCAAGCCCAAGCGATGCGAACATTGCGATTATTGCAAGGCGACAAAGGTACTGTCGCGCATCATTCCGTATGATTCGTTTATTCTCCAGGACACCGGCACAGAAGAAAGCGAGGAACCCGCATGATTACCACACCGCCTGCTGGCGCTCGTTTCAGAATTGCCAATGAAACCCTACTTGTTGACATTGGGCTAAGCCCCCGCGCTTACAACTGTTTGGCTAGGGCTGGATACCGTACCGTTGGCAAAGTACGGTCATTGAGCGACCGGGAAATTTTGCGCATCCGGAATCTTGGGGTTGGCTTGCTTAGCGAAATCCGGCAACGCTTGGAAGAAACTGTAAATTTGGGCATGGACTAGGAGGCTTACGATGAATCAAGGCACATGGATGGGCCGGTTTACCGCCGATCCGGAATTGAAAACCACGACAAGCGGCGTTGAATATTGCTCCTTCCAGCTTGCTATCGACCGGTCTTTCAAGGACAAGGCCGGGAACAAACAGACGGATTTCCTGCCGTTCACGGCATGGCGGCAAACGGCGGCTTTCATCAACCGATATTTCCACAAAGGCGACCAGATTCTTATTAGCGGCGAGGTCCAGAGTAGGAACTATGTTGACCAGGAAGGCAAGAAAAAGACGGCCTATTCCATCGCGGTTGGACACTCGGAGTTTTGCGGAGGGAAGCGCGGCGACGGGACGGGTGCCCATGTAGAGGATGCGCCGCCACCTGAAGCTATGGCGGGCGCGGATGATGAATTGCCGTTCTAGGCGGAGAGGGGCGATACTATGGAAACCTGGGAAAAGGTTCTATCTGTCGTGGTGTCAATAATCGCCTCTATCGCGGCAACTCTCCTTTTCCGCTACCTTGCGGGGTAACGGCATGACAATTCAAGTTGACAGCAGAGAAAAGCCAAAGGCCGTAAAAACGATCCTCAAGCAATTCGACGCTGCCGGGATACAGCATTTTGTGTCAAAGCTGCCGGTCGGTGACTATCAAAGCCTGGACAATGCCCGGCTTGTCATTGACCGGAAGCAATCCCTTATCGAATTGGTGCAAAACTGTTGCCAGCAGCATGACCGTTTCCGGGCGGAAATGGAGCGGGCAAACAAGCTGGGAATCAAGCTGGTAATCCTTTGCGAACATGGGCAGGGCATTAACACGCTGGACGATGTGCGTTCCTGGCAAAACCCACGCCTCAAGGAAAGCCCGCTAACGATGTCCGGAGAACGTCTTTTCAAGGTACTGCTTACGATGTCCATCAAGTATGGCGTTGAAGTGCGATTTTGTGACAAGAAGGACACCGGAAAGGAAATCGTTAGGATTTTGGGCGGGGGGGCTTTATGAACAAGAAAAAGCAAATCCAGATAATGCACGAAAACCTGAAAACCATGCGTGAAGAAATAGCCTTCCTACGCCGGAGCCGCGTGGAAACGTTTAGAAATGCCGGGGCAATAGCAGAAGCGCAAAAGCGCATGAAGGAATTGCAGCTTTGCAACGGTCAGACCGGCGCGTCAATCGCTCGGATCACCAGCATAGCACGTGATTATGACGCACAGATCAGTGAGTTAAAGAAACAGATGGAGGCAAGCAATGCCGTTGCCAGACAGTGACCGCGCCGTGTTTGCGGATATGTACCGGTTCTATGAGAAGTTCGCAGACCGTCCTTTGGATGTTACCGCGTTCATTGATGCCGCCGACGAATGGGCAATTCTGGTCCATAAGCACGGCAACACGCTCCTTGCGAAGGATATGTTTCGGGCGATCTACGATCACCTGAGCAATAAATACATGGAAGGGAAGGCTAACCAATGAAGAACATGAGGGTACGGCTGGTATTCATGGAGGAAGTTCTAGGCACCGCATCGGCAGACAAGGCGATCCACGAGGAATTTATCGCATCGAAGGCACCCAACGCGCCCAGCATGGAAGAAGAAGTCGCGGCCATCGGCGTTGACGCAGCAATCGAGAAGTCAAAGACGATTTTCCCGCGCGACAACGACGGCAACCCGATCTTTTGGGACTACCAGGTGAAGGGCATGTTTAAGGACGCTTGCGCATCCTTGAAGCGTGTCGCTTCCACCGAATCGGCCAAGATCAAGGCGTACAAAAAAGAGATCGACGGATTGATTTTCGTCGGCCCGCGCCAGATTCCCATTTTCGCAGCCGGTGAAATTGGTTCCTGTCAGCGGCCCCTGCGGGCACAGACCGCCCAGGGCGAACGCATTAGCCTTGCCAACAGCGAAACGATCCCGGCAGGCTCTATGGTGGAGTTTGACATTATGATGCTCCTTGATTCCCATGAGAAGGCCGTCAGGGAATGGCTGGATTATGGCGCGCTCCGTGGTATGGGTCAGTGGCGCAACAGTGGCAAAGGCCGGTTTACCTGGGAAGAAATCGAATAGCCGGGGAGAGGCGTTTCTTAGCACCGCACAGATACGGAATGGCAAGGCGGGGACCGCCGCGCATCGTCTGGCAAAGGCACAGCTAGGTATAGCTCAGCTACGGAAAAGCAAGGATGGCAGAGCACTGCTTTGGCATGGTGGGGCATTGCGACGCTAAGTTCCGTGAAGGCACAGCATGGCTTATCAAGGGAATGGCAGCGCAACGCTTTGGGAGGCACGGCATAGGCACTGCATAGAGCAGTTGAGCCAAGGCAGGGTAGGGCATAGAAGGCACCGCATTGGCATGGATAGTGCAGCCGTGTATGCAGTGGATGCGTACTGCATTGAAATGTCTAGCGTAGGTATGGCAAGGCACCGAAGGCATGGCGATGGAAGTGTATAGGGCAGCGGTTCGGCGCACTGGAGAGGCATAGCCATTCGACGCATAGGCGAGGTAGCGTTAGGCAGGGCAACGGTAAAGCGAAGTGTTGCACAGCAACGGTTTAGCTAGGCGAAGCAACGCATTGGATATGCGTTGTATGTCACGGCTAAGGTATTGCGTTTCAATGTTTAGCAATGGCAATGTATAGCTGGATTACGCAACGGTTCCGCGAGGGAAGGCAAAGCGTTGGCAATGCCTGGTAGGGCAGACCGGGGCAAAGGATAAGCTGGGCGATGATGTGCAAAGGATGAGCAAGGCGAGGCGTGACGCCGCATTGGAAAAGCGAGGCAGGGCAATGAGGGCATGGGAATGGCCGGGCACCGTATCGAACGCGAGGCGCGGGAATAGCTATGGTGAGTTGTGCGGAGGCATTGAGTAGTCCAGCCAAGCGTAGGCATAGCAATCCATCGCAATGCGACTTCAAGGAGATTGTGGCATGAAAGACCGAAGTCTGTTTTCAGTTCTGCGCCGCATCATTGGATTTGCGGCGTTGTCCGCCATCTGGTTTCTGATCGGGTACGTCGCAAGGTCCATCACATACTGGCATGGGGGTTTTTAGGCGATTTGCAGCCTGGTTTCTGGATATATTAAACAGAACGGGGTGGATACAATGGCATTGAAATCACTCTTTCCCTGGAATCGCAAAGCCGACCGCGAGAAAACAGACCGGTGTATAGTCCTTGAACAAGAGATTGAGCAGTACAAGAAGCTGGACAAGGAACGTCGAGAAGCGATCATTTCTCTCAAGGAACAGGTTGCAACACTTAGAACGGCGCGCGACTTGAAGGGGCTGGAAGCCGACCACCTGTATGACATCGCCACCGACCTAGACGTACAGGCCAGCGAACAAGGTGCGCTGAACTACTGCCTCAAGCATCAAATGCGGCTAGTATACTGTCAGGCTCAAACCGCTTATGCTGAATGCAAAAACTCCAATGGATTTGCGCGCATCACTGCGCCGATCCAGGACCGCATCCTTCATGCAATGGAATTGTGCTACACGTTGTCCGCTCAAGGGTGCGCGGACGAGGATTAGTAGCTTATGATCGACGGGGCAAGATTCGCACGCGTCAAGGACCGGTTCGAAAGAATGGTCGTGCTTTGGGATGATATGGAATTCTTGATCCGGGAACTTGAGATTATCGTATACAAGCAAGTCAAGACCAAGCAGCGCAACCACAACGCATACATGAAGCGCCGCGACAAGCATATTGCCTCGGTGAAAAAGTACCGGGAAGCGAACAAGGAACAGATTAGGGCGCGCCTTAGACAGCCCGAAGTGCGCGTGCAGAACAACGACCATCAACGGGTTTACTACGAGAAGCACCGGGAGGAAATCCTTGAACGTTCCCGCCAGCGCCGCAAGGCCAAGAGGGAGGCAACTCATGGAAAGGACTGAACTTGCCGGGTACTACAAGGGCTTTGAGATTTTCACCAAATCAGCGATCACCGGGACGCGTTTTGTTGCTTACCAGCGTAACGAAATTGTGGCTTCGGCGCACGCCACAACACTAGAAGGCATCAGATCACAGATTGACGCAATTTGCGAGAAGATACTCAAGGAAAGGGAAGGGAAGGTTTGAAAATGGGGCTGGAAAATAAACCCGGCCCGGCGTATGCTGGTAGGCATATGAACAAGCTTGACCTATACCGGAACTGCGCCAAAGTCGTACAGGAACACGTAAGCCCGGAACAGGCGCTAACCCGTTATGTTCCGGGCCTAGATGTCCGGAAAGATTTTGTAAGGTGCGTATTCCACCATGAGGATACGGCTTCCTTGCACCTGGGGGACAGGATCGCCCATTGTTTCGGTTGTGGCTTCTCCGGCGACGCCATAGCCATTGTCATGCGCTTGTTTAGCCTTAATACGCACGACGCGCTGGCAAAGATCAACGAGGACTTCCGCCTGGGAATGCCGATCACCGACCGCCCATCACTACGCACTCGGGCACAAATCACCCAGCGCGCCGACCTAATTGAGAAACGGCGCGAATTATCCCACGATGAAGAAATGGAACGGTTTGAACACAAGCTGGACCTTGAGCAGCAGCTTTATGCCTTGCAAGACATCGCGGAGGAATTCCGGCCCTATGATCCAGAGAAACCGATTCATCCGCTTTTCGCTTATGCCATAGCGCAGATAGAGGTTCTAAATTACAGGATCGATAGCGAGGGGTGAACATGGAAAACTATACGCAGGAAACAATCGACGCCATGACATCGGACGATCTGATTGAAGGCGTCTTTAGAATTTTTGAAATACCGGACCTTTTTACCCGCGAAACCATGACTTTCCGTATGGCCGCACGCGCCCGGAAGCTGGGCATATTGGGAGAATTCAAGCGGCTACTCAAAGCGGCGACAGACGATGAAAAGAAAAGCGTAGCGCTGTACAATTCCATGAATTCCAAGGCGGTCAGCGGCATTCAGTTGAACTATGGGCCGAACGGAAAGCCTTTTGAAACCATCGAAAATTATCTGGAAATCATGCGGAACGATGTGTACTTTATCACCTTCCGGTTTAACCTTTTTAAGCTATGCCCTGAAATCACAGAGAGCATGAAGATACGGCAATGGGTGGACGCCGACGATTCCGCCGCCATTCGATACGTCGAAAGCACCTATAACCTATGCAACGAAACCAAATACCAGCACGCTATACGCATTCTGCAAATCGAACGCTCATACCATCCGATACGTGATTATATTGACGCGCTCAAATGGGATGGGGAAGCCCGTATAGAAAACTTCTTATCCCGTTGGATGAAGTGCGAGGATACACCGTACAACCGCGAAGTATCGCGCCTTATCTTTGCCGGCGGAATACACCGGCTATACGACAGCGGATGCAAATTCGATACCGTCCCGGTTCTGATCGGAACGCGACAAGGCGAGGGCAAATCGTCCCTTGTCCGTTGGCTTGCAATCAAGGACGAATGGTACGGAGAGCTAACGGATTTCGAAGGCGCGCGAGGAATCGAAGCGATCCAAGGAACATGGGTATGTGAAATCGGGGAACTACTCGCATTGGTCCGGGCCAAGGAAGCAGAATCGATTAAGGCATACATTTCAAGGCAAGTTGACAGCTACCGCGCCCCATACGACCGGCATGTTACGTCCTATCCCAGGCAGTGTATTTTTGTTGGAACAACAAATAAAGAACGGTTCTTGACGGACAAAACCGGCAACCGCCGTTTCCTCCCGGTCCACGTTGATATGGTGGGCTATGATCTGTTTGAGGTGGAAAAGGAATGCCGCGCGTACATCATTCAGTGTTGGGCGGAAGCGCGCGCAAACTACCATGAGCCGCTTACAAAGCTTGTTTCGAATCGAGCGTTAACGGAGGTAATTATGCAGAAGCAGCAGGCAGCAGAGGAAGATGATTGGCGCGACGGCATGATCCAGGCATACTTGTACAACAAAAAGCAAGGCGATCCGGTATGCACGCTGGAGTTGTGGCAGGAAGCGCTAGGCATGGGGGCATTTTCCAGGCCCACGCTATCAGAAAGCAATGCAATTAGCCTTATCATGCAGCGGATGCCGAATTGGGTCCGCTCTAAAGGGTCAACACGGTTCATGCAGTATGGCGTACAACGCTATTGGAGCAAGGACGAAAAGACCGAAGAATTGCCGTTCTAGGAGGCGGAAGCTATGGAAGGTGAAAAGCCCAACACGAACATTCCGGCACTGCGGAAAAGCATGTTGTACCGCCTTGCTTCGTTCGGCGGCTTTGCATGGGAAGCACCCCGCATGACAAACGGAATGCCGACCGTCAATTTTGTTTTGGATTCACAATACTATGGGTTCTACCCGATTCCACCGGGGCAAGGGAGCCACAAACTCAAACCATTCGAACGCGCCGCCATGAAGCGACTAAATGAAGCGGGCGCGATCTGCGCCGCCGTTTCCAGCATTGAGGATATGGAAGAAGCAATGAACATGGACGCCATGACGCGCGAGAACAAATTGGGCCTGCCGCGTCGGGAAATTGTGGAACTGCTTCGAAGATGGGGGAAGGGGCAACTAGTCACAAACGATCTCCAGATACAGATTCTAGCGCTTCCAAAACCACTACGGGATTTGATTTACAGCGTCTACTTTGACCGAAGGACGTTCAACCGGATCGCGGATGAAGAAGGCGCGGCGTATACTACCATCACCGCCAGGCACCAAAAGGCCATCAACACGCTCCGGGACGGGCTAATTAAGCGGCGGGACGCGACTTCAAAGTAACAACCGCATAGCACCAAAATAGCACCGGTGGCTATCAAAAGCTTCCCGGTGCTATTGGCGTTGGTGCTATTACTTCCCGTAGATTTTCGCGTACTGCGCGGGTGTTCCCTTGATGTACTTGCGGACAAAATCCTCCGCCGTCCGAACAGCAGCCATGTTCTCCAGCAGGATTTGGTACTTGATTTTCCGTATCTTGACGGTTTTCTGATCGTCGGACAGGGAATCGTCGGCATTCACCTTGTCGATTTCGTCATAGTGCTTGCTGGTTGCGGCCTCCGCCTTGGCGAGAATCCCGCCCTTCTTGGTCAGCTTCTTTGCCTCAAACACCGCCGTCTTTTTCTCCGCGTCCGTAAGTTTGGTGTTGAGTTTGCCGTATGGGTCTTGATGCGGCCCGTCCAGCCCGGAATCCGTCACAATGCCGCTCAAGAAATCGCCCATATCGTACATAGCGCTTGTTACGTCGCTGGCAACCGTTGGGTCGGTATTGAGCCGCGCCCGGATATACGACGCCGTGGCGGACAGGGGTTTGTATCCGCTGGCGTTGCCTTCGATCCGGTCAAAAACCGCATTACCGACATCGCCGGTCAAGTAGTCGCCCGCCACACCCAACGTCTGATTCAAGAAGTAATCCACCTGGATTGGGGAAATAGTGTTGCGCAAGCCTGGAAGGTTTGCAAGGAAGATCGCGGCACTGCTTGTCGTTTCCCGAATCCGGTTCACAGGGGAAACGTTCTGGTCACGCATCCACTGG